CGTTTGTGATTCAACATCAAACTCAGCATGCGGTGCGTGGTCTGCTTGGAGTGCTTGTTCTGGAGGAACTAGATCAAGAACCAGAACCTGCCCAGCAGGCTCACCTTGCGCCACATCTCAAACAGAAGCTTGTAGCACTTGGTACTGCACAACAAGCTATAACTTTAACTGTGCTGGATGCGGATATTCTATTGAAGCAAGCAACATTAGTGGTAGCGGATCTGGCTATTCAACAGCTTGCAGCTCAAGCGGTTATCCTGGTTGTGCAACACCATGTAATTGTGACGCAACTCAATCAGCAAATTGTAGTGCGTGGTCCGCTTGGAGCGAATGTGTTGACTCATCTCAATCAAGAACAAGAGTCTGCCCAGCAGGCTCCCCTTGTGCCACATCTCAAACACAAGCATGTTCAGTCGGACCGTTCTTCCCACCATTCTTCCCACCGTTCTTCCCACCGTTCTTCCCAAGTTTCAAGGGACCATTCTTCCCACCGTTCTTCCCACCGTTCTTCCCACCGTTCTTCCCACCGTTCTTCCCATTCTTCCCACCGTTCTTCCCACCTACATTCGGTCCATATTTCCCAGGATTTAAGGCTCCGTTCTTCCCATCCTTCGGACCATTCTTCCCGTCCTTCGGACCGTTCTTCCCATCCTTCGGACCTTCATTTGGACCATACTTCCCATCCTTCGGAGGCTGGTACTAATAATTAGAACTTTCTAATTAAAATATACTTTTCTTTTCTGGAATAGTATGATAAGATTGTCTAGTCGAAAAGAGAAAAAATGGAATGGTATGACCTGCCAAGAATTGAAAAAACAAGTTCTAGGCTTGAGCCAATAACAATTAACGAGAATGTAGTTGTTGAAAATATTGATTATGGAATTAATCTTTATAGAAACACTATCACTCCAGAAGACTGCAAAAAGATTATCAACTTGCTTGAAGAAGAAATATCTTTAGGCAAAAGAGGTATCTCTTGGCATGGCGCAACAGTTAATGGAGAAACACGAACCTCTCATGCTAGAAACTGTTATGACCTTAAATTCAAAAAAGAACATGTAGGCAAACATTTTGCTGACAGCGATGTACTTAGAGAATGCTATGATTTAGTTGATTCTGGACTTAATAAAGCACTCAGACACTATGAATCTATCTGGAACTTTAATATTAATTATAAAGAAGCGTTTAACTTTGTAAAGTATTTACCAGGGGAATTCTTTAAGATTCATGCAGATCATGGACCTTACTATACATGCACCGTTTCTGCAGTTGTTTACTTAAATGATGACTACGAGGGTGGAGAAATTGAGTTCCCAAGGCATGGATTTAAGCTAAAGCCAAGGGCGGGGGATATAATATTGTTCCCGTCTAACTTTGTTTATGAACATGCATCATTAGATGTAAGCTCTGGCCAAAAGTATTCTGTTGTAGTAATGATGGATTATAATGATTTGTATCATAAAGACCAGGAAGGCCAAAAGTATTAAAATATTATTTCAATCATTTAGGCCTTGGTTAAATAAATTTAGTCCTTCTGTTCCAAAGCCAACACAGCAGGCTATTCCAGAATGGTATAAGCAAGCAGATAGATTTGCAAAAATGCCTAATGGGGAATATTATAGGGCAACAAAAGAAATATGCCCTGTTCCAAGAGAAGGAACTAAAGACGATTATGGCAAAATTCCAACGTGGAAAGCTTGCCCAGCTATCCTAGATGCATTTATGACTGGATACGTTTTAAGCACACCATGTGATTTAGTATTTTCAAAAAACAAGAGTGGTAAAATTTCTGTAGAGGTAAAAGATAAAAAGCATTCTGGTTTTGTAACAGCCAGAACTCCTATGGACCAGTTCCCAGCACCGCTTGGTTACTACGAAGAGCATTTTGCTTGGTATCCAGAGTGGGGCATTCAGGTTCCAGAAGGATATAGTGCATTATTTATGACTCCCATGAATAGATTTGATTTGCCATTTATGAATACAAGCGGAGTTGTCGATAATGACAAAGTGCATCTTTTGGGCACATTCCCATTTTTTATTGTAAAAGATTGGGAAGGAACAATTCCAAAGGGGACACCATTTCTACAGGTTCTTCCATTTAAAAGAGAAGATTGGGAACACAACGTAGAGTATCTCAATATGAAAGAAATGCAAGACAGAATGATTGATAATGCAAAGTTTTACCGTCAACCTGATGGTGGAGTATATAAGTCAAAAGTTTGGACAAAGAGGGATTACAAATGACAACCGAATCTAAAAGCACAGCACCAACATGGAGCAGCAAGGAAGTCCTTGCTCCTGGCATATTTGTGTACAGAGATGTTATTAAAAAAGAGCTAGACGTTATTAACAGACTTGAAGAGAATTTGGGTTCGGTTGCGGAATATGGATCCTTGTCTCCAGAAGGTAAGAGATATCACTGGATGCCAGCTTATGTTGGTTATCAGCAGCTTATGCCAAACTATAGAGACTGTGTCGATTTTAAATTTAAGAAATCAGATATTGAAAAAGACACCAGCGAAGAGTCTTTGAAGTTGCAGGCATTATGGCAAGATGTTTATGATGCACAGTATCCAGCAGTTGTTGATTACTGCAAAGCTCATAATCTTATGGAGCTAAAATATTGGGAAGCTTTTAATTTTATTAAGTATGGTGAAAATCAACACTTTATGGAGCATCAGGATCATGGATACTCTTATAACTGCGTAGTTTCTCTAGTTGCCTATGTTAATGATGATTATGACAACGGAGAGCTTTATTTTAGACTTCAAGGCCTAGATATCAAGCCAAGAGCAGGAGACCTATATGTTTTCCCGTCAAACTTCATGTATCCTCATCAAGCTAAGCCAGTATTTAATGGAACAAAATACTCTATTGTTACAATGCTAGATTACAGTAAAAAGTTTCATACTCAAGAAATGTATGATCCAAAATGGGATAATGAAATAAATGAAAATAACAGCGTACAAAAATAACTCAACTAGATCAAAAATTGAGCAGACCAGGGTTAAAAGAGACTGGATGGATGAGACCGTTGATGGTCACGCATACAAATGCTTCCCAGTGTCTTTGGCAAATACAATTGGATGGTCAATATCATTTTTAGATGATATTGAATTTATATGGGATGGTATTTCTGATACAACACCTGACCACGTAAAAATCCTTAAAGACCCAGGTAATGTATGCACTACTCAAAGAGCAAATGCTACTGTAAGCTTTTACTCAGGTTTCTTTTTTGAATCTGACGAGAATACTTCTATGCTACAGATAGTCCCACCAAACTTCTTTGTTGACGGAGCTACACCTTTTACAACTATAATATCTACATCTGTTTTAAAGGAAGCAATTCCGATTGCATGGAAAATTACAAGGCCAAATACTGTAATTAGAATTCCAGCTGGCATGCCAGTTGCTACGTTTATTCCAATGTCTTTAAAGTCATACCAGGATATTGAACTTGAAATAAAAGATAAGATATTTGTAGAAGACAAAGCAAAAAAGGAAGAGCGATTGAGGGTTTGGCAAGAAATTTCTAAAAAGGGCGGATTTACTAATTTCTATAGAGATGCTGTAGAATATGATGGTACTAGTCTAGGAAAGCATGAGCTTAAGTCGTTAAAGCTTAAGATCACAGACCTGACTTCCAAAAATGAGAAATGATATAATAAGAATATGAATCAAGTCAACCAAGATGCTACGGTAGTATATAAGACCCCATCACTAACTCCTTCTGGATTTTTTGGAACAAGCAAGGATATGATAGTCGAGCTAGAAAACTTTATGACTCAAGAAGAAATCGACTTTCTTGAAAAGGCTGCAAGGAATATAACCATATGGGATGTTACAGAAAGTCATGTTAATGAAAACGGTACTACTGTATATGACCATAACTACTGGAAAGACAGGGTTGCCACAAGCCCATCCTTAGACAAAAATGATCCAGCAATTAGACCAGTCTTAGAAGGATTGTTTCAAAGACTAAAGCCTATTGTTGAAGAGTTCTATAAGGTTAGGGTTACACCAACTGGAACTACAATTGTAAGATGGCTCCCAGGACAATTTCAAAATCCTCATGCAGACAAGGAGCTTCATGAGCTTCCAGATATTGGGCTCCCAAATGATTTTCCATACTATGATATATCAAGCTTGTTTTATTTAAACGATGACTACGAAGGCGGGGAGCTTTATTTCCCACTTCAAGATGTTAAGTTTAAGCCCAAAAAGGGAGCGGCATACTTTTTCCCAGGAGATATGAATTACATTCACGGCGTAACAGAGATTAAAGGCGCAATACGATATACATGTCCATTTTTCTGGGAAATCTTGGAACACACTGGAGAAAATCAGCCAGACCCAAATAAAAAGTATTATAGAACTCTATTGGATGGAGATATAAATAAATGAGCTCTTCAGAAAGATTAACACCAGACATACTTGTATTTAAAGGCTTTTTAACAAAAGAAGAATCACAAAAGGTCATTGATGTATTAGAATTACAAGTAGCAAACGAAAAACTATCTTGGACTCCAATTACTTTTTACGAGTCATATTCATCTGTCCTGCCTCAAGATGGTGATGAGGAGTTAGAACAAGTAGGTCTTCCGTCAGATTTCTTTTCAACGCTACAAAATAAAATTATAGATGCAGTTGCAGAAGTGCACGGCAAGTCTTCTTCAGATATTCATAAGATTGGATTCCATGCCCAAAAATGGGAGCCAGGAGCGTTTGCAAAAGAACACTCAGACAACACAGATTTGCAGGGAAACACTGGTCCGTTTGAAAGAAGCAGGTATGCAGCTTTCATGTATTTAAACGAAGAGTTTGATGGCGGCCTGTTAGTTTTTAATAAGCAAAACCATACTCTTAAGCC